GAATATGCGATTGGGGTCTATACCAGAGGCCCTAAAGACAGCCTTCATGGCATGTTTTGTACCTTTCGAAATTATAATTTCGCGGATGTTCGTTAAAAGACGTCGCCAAATCTCGTTTTGAACAAACTGCAGACTTTTTGTTATCTTCCCATCAACAATTTCTTCGCCAGCAAAAAATTGATTCATTTTTGCGTTTCTAAACATATTTGGCAGCTCGATACCATAATGATGCGCCAGAACTGGTAAAAATTGATCAGCAATTGATTCTTCTGTATCATATTCTGCGAACACTAAATTACTAGCATGATCAAGCATCGATTTGATCAAGTCAAACTCTCTTGCCCACACAAAAAGAAGCGAAGAAATAATCTGGGGTTGTCCCAACTGCGCGCCGCCAGGTGCGCTGTAGTCGACGGAAGTAGTTGATGATAAGCCGTCCATCAACGAACCATCAGGGTCAGACGACACATCAAGCGTCGCCGCGGCCTCTGCCAAATAATGTTCTGGAATCAACTTTGTAATTAAGTTAGGATTGTTTGTATCGTATGATGAGGCAGTCAATAATAATTGTTCGTTGAGCGTTAATACGGTGGGGTACGATGGAAAAAGCACAGGATGCTTTACAGACGCCTCAAATAGCATTGGCGGAATGTTATCAGTATCAACAGTCCGCATCGAAGCGGCAAAATTGCTTATCCGTGAATGTAAGCTCATCCCAGAGTGGTCTAAAACAACATCGTTGTTCGTATACGATCCTGTTGGTTCATTAAAACGTAATGACAGCCTAAGACCGTCTTTCGCGAACATCGTTCGCTGGTTGTAATACTCTATGTCTTCCGTAGTACGTACATCAGAAAACACCCTGAATTCGTCAATGGATCCGCTAAATGTTTCAGCTGGAATAAATTCTGACCCTCCCAGTTGTAATGTGCTACCAGTCGCTATAAAAAAAGAGGCTCCGCGGGTAGACAACGATCCAAACTTAAAGCGTCGAGACTTAGCTGTTATCGCAGAACTGCTCATTATAGCTGCAAATTTCTTGCCTGGCCTCTTGTCATAAACGAAATTTAGAAAATGAAATTGGTCTTTTGGTAAAGAATAAGATGCAGAAATATGATCAGACCCGCTAATGACAGCAAAGTTTATATTAGCAGCCGATGCATCGCCTGAATCTAGAAAGGCAGCATAGCCCACCCCTCCATCACTCATATGACTAAAAATTATCTGATTATCATTCGCTATGGGAGGCAAAAAAAGACGACACTCTACCGAAAAAGAGCGATCTAAAGGATCTAATATTGTTTTTGCAGAGCGGATTCTAGAAAGTGCTGGAAAAAGAACACCTGCTCTATCTTTTATTTCGATATATTGCTTTAAAGAACTTGAGAAGGTGAGATACCCAGTATAGCTTGGGAAAGAATCTAAGACATGTTTCTCAAATCCTGTCAGGTCATCCAAGAAGTCTTCATACTCCTCACGCGTTCCGTCGAACGGAAATTGATTTATTATCTTCTCAAATGCGATATTAACGTTTGATTCAGCAGAAGCAAAAAATGTATGGTTTTCAAATTTTGAAAAATCTAATGGAAGCTGCTGAGATGACTTAAGGGGTGATCCCGGAGGGTCATATCGAAACGAACCTGTTGTAGAGGACGGTGCAGATCCAGAAAGCGAGGCGGCGCTCTGGTGCTTTAACACCCCCGAAGAGTCTGTATACCTTCGGATCACCTGCGGGGTGAAAAGTCGCTGGTTTTCAAAAACCCGCCTTATCTTGGGTCCCTTAGCCATTAAGAAACAACCTTAAAAGAAATATCCCTAAGCTCCACAATTTCCGAAACCCCGCTATCCTTCACAAGCAAGTCTATAGTATAGCTTCTATTTAATGGAAGACCAGCAGTTAATAAATCAATATACATTCCAGCAGCATCAGTACAAAGCCTTGTCGAATCCGTTACGTCATCGAATGGTATAATAACCGTATTCGTTTCAATATCTCTTATCCTATAATATACTCTATCAACCACAGCTGTCTTTAATTTTCGTGGTAGCTTGTAAGCTTTGTCTTTTAATTGCGCGTCGATATCTTCTATAAAGAGACGAATTTTCGCGGTCGAGTATTGCTTATACTCTGGCTGCGCATTCAGCGCAGAGAACACCAAGCTTCTATTAACAAAATTATCAGTTCCGACTGCGGACTTCTTCACTGTAATAGAACTTGTCAGATATCCAATAGTTCTATCGATAGAAGACCAAATCTCTTTCAAGACAAGCTCATCCTGACTTCTCAAGGTCTTAAAAAATGTAGAATCAAACCTGTTAAGGGAAAATGAGGCAGAGTACACTCCAGTCATTCCCGCACCAGTTGCGGACCCGGTATGTTGAGATCCTGTTACAAAAATTGATTTAGCAGTTGGTCCAGACCCACTGATCAACGTCAGTAGTATGCAATTCTGACCTGTCAGTGCCGTATCAGATGCACCAGATCTAATGTTAGTTGCAGTTCCCCCAACAATATTTTTTAGGAACAAGCTCGCAGTAGAATTAAATATGAAGCTTTGATGACTGTCTTTTATGGTATTATTCCATGTTACAAGAATTCGGGGTGCCAATATTTTGTTTCTAACGTGGCGAGAGGCGAACCTTTTAGCGAACCTTGTTTTTGAATCTGTTTCGTATGACCCGCTAAAAGAAATTCTAAAGCCGTGGTTTGATAAATCACCAGCCAATGATGAAGAAACAACCTTTGTTACGTCAAGTGATATTTTCCCAGGCCCATCACTGAAATATTGAGACGCTCCGAAGTCAGTTATGGAAGATCCCAGGACGCCAGTTGTGATATAATCAATTCCCGAATCCCCCATAAACCCAGCTTTACCAGAGCCCGACAGACTCCATAATACCGGTGAGCCGGAAGAAGAATAGGATGCCGTCAAAAAATTTGCGGCGTCGACATCTAGAAAGCGGTTAACATCACGACCAGAGCCTTCAGAAAAAGCTTTAGCCAGTGGATAAGCAACAACCCAAAAATTTCTAGGAACTGGTGATCCTGTTTCTACCTCAGTTAATTCAAGCGTTGCTCTGAAGCTCGAGTTCGTAAAATCTAGAGAAGAACTCGCGAGTGTGGATAGCGTGCTGTAATCGAATTTTACTAATAAGCGTGACAGCTCACTAACAGATGACGTAACCCTAGTAGACCCAGAAGTATACGTAGACTCATCGTAGAGCTTAAACAAATCCAGTGTACCAGCCCTTCCAACATTCGTGTCGGTGGCTCTAAAACTATTATCAATAATTTTATTTGTGATGTATGTATCAGCGCTAGCCGTTAAGATATAAAACATGTTGAAATCACCTTACGGAAATCTTGATATCGGTATCTGGATATTTTAATTCAAAGATTGAACCATCTGGCCCTATTACCATTTGTTGAAATGTGTTCGCGTCGACGTTGAACGATACATCGCTATAAACTCTTTCCTCTACAGTCCCCGTAACATTCGTTACTTTGAGATCGACCAATGAAATTACTCCTTGCGTGTTCAGTACTACATTCGTAATATCCGACAACGCTATTGGCATATCAATTTGGAAGTTTTTTGTGTCTAATATTCTTGTCAAAGCCTTGATACACGACTGGGCGACTTGTGTCTTGTTTGATGTTGGATGCGCAACTATTTCCAAGCTTACAGCAAAATTAACAACTTGCGCATCTAAAATATCAAATGCATCACTTACGGCCCGAAATTCGTTTAGATATTTCCGTAGGTTCTTCTTTAGCGTATCTGGAGTTAGGCCCAGCTTTTTATCTTTGTCTCGAGACACAACAAATATCTGTGATGCCAATGAATTAATTGGGTTCGGACGAACACCAACACGGTACACTCTCCCAAATTTATTGGGTAAAGTGTATATTCTAGAAACCAAATCTTCTTTCGTGATAATTCTGTTCTGCGCTTGTCGGGAGGCAGGAATCTGAACTCGAAGTTCTTCTAGCGTAGGGGCGTTATCAGCACCGGAAGCGGGATCGTCATTCAGCACATCCACTGACGCTCGGACTGCAGCTGCACCAGATGCCGGCGCCCTGCTATCAAACGTCAGTATTAGCGAGTCGACAGTCTTAATTGTCGATGCAGCAACATTATGGTTCAATCCACCGCCGAAACGATACGTAATTTTTAGTGTAGTATTCTTTGGTGCTATACCAAGAGTGTGAGTTTGAAGCAACGAATTGGGGTCAATCGTAAATTTACCAAACGTCTTCTTACCATATAGCGGCAACGCTAGTTCAGCAGGGTCCGGAACAATATCATTGTCCAGCGTTGAGGCATCACCGGCGCCGAACCTTAATTTAGTTAATTTTGTGTTGTAATCATAAGTCGTTGTGAATCTGTAGGGCGCAGGAATTATTTCAATATTATTAGGAACTTGATCAGCATCTTCAGTAGTATTTGCAACCACCTCAAAAACGGTGTCTTGTGTTAGGTTGTTCACTTCATAGTACACGTTCTCTTCTACATCTTTCACGCTTATTATTTCTGTTATATTTTCAGACGCTAATGTTAGTGTTCTATAGGGTTTATGAACATTTGGAATTTTTATCGACTCCGTTTTTTCTTCACCAGAAAGACAAATTCCTAACCTAGTAACAACATAACTGACTGGATTCCCAGAGTCATCGGCCTCTACAAGGACTGCATTGTAAAGATAGTTTCCGAGATAATCTTTCTCTGTAAAATCCAGATCTTCTACCAGAGAAAATGGAACACCCTTAGCAGAGGCTAGCCTTGTACCCTGTCCAACTTTTGGTAGCAGCGTTGGAGAAGGCTCATACTCGCTACCCACAAGCTCGGCTGGGATTTCAAAATAAAATGTAACCCCGCAAACAGCCGGCGCTGCGCCCCGGACTTTAACACCCGCGCTTTTTAAGTGTTTTTGTACATTTTTGCTCTCGATGGCAGTAGCCCAATTCAATTCGTTAAATTGGTGGTCCAAATAAAACGCCATCGAATCACCGACAAACGCAGCCATATCAAGCAGCAACCCTCCTAAGCTAGCTTCAGTGAAATCTCTTATCTTATCAGGAAAGTAAACCCTCGCATGCGTTAATAATTCTGCTCGAAAAGAATTGAAATCTTTTGCAAGATAACTTCGCTGTAATTCTTTCTTAAGGTCTTTTTTGATGTCTGATGCCATTGTCAACTCGCGCTATAGATTATTACTTCAAGAATCCTGTTCTGGACGTTTAACTTCGGAACACTATAAGTGATTCTAACACCGACTTTTGCGACGTTCTTGTTGTCAAAATACTCAGTAATGGGTTCGAATGTGGATGGAATCACATAGGGCATGTATTTACCGACGGCGCGACTTATCCTATTTATCGCCTCAGTTTGCCCATCTTCGCTTTGAAGCTCAAACGACAACTCCATTAAGTTCGCACCGAAATCAGGAAACCCCAACCGTTCACCGTGATTTGTGAGGATTAAGTTCTTAAAATTATCGCTAACTTGATCAGCCATAGAATAATTCATTTTAATAAACTCAGTTCCCTCCGACGACAGCGCCACGGGGGTTTTAATCCCAAAAGCTATATTCCTTTTTTGCTCTTTCTGTCGAAGCTTCCGGGCCTCGGCTTGTTCACCAACAGACCTAAAAGAGTAAACTTGTCTATCTCCTAATTTCGTTAACGCCATACAACCACCTGGGGTTAATTATCAACTTCTATAAATTCACCACGCTATACGAAGTTTATTCCATTTTCTAGCATTAATAAGATAGCGTCCATGTTCACCATCTTTGCCTCAGCACCATCATCAACATACCCATCATGAACAAAATTATCCCCGTAGTCAACAACTCTCTTTATTCCACCATAAAAATTAAGTAAAGGAACAACGTTAACGCCAAGCATCATGTCAGCTGAGTCAAGTGTATACGATCCCTGGGCATTTCCGCCTTCTACCGTTGTGGTCAGAGCAACATTCGGAGACCCCACCGCCGCGGAAGCGGCAGCGTTTGTTCCAAACGTAGTTAGTTCGGACAGCAACTTGATGTAGTTATCATCTGGTAAAGACACTTTAATGATCGCTCTCCTCACAAATTTTTCAACCGCCAAAGCAATATAAGCTGCTAGAATTTTACCTGGAGCTTCTGGATCTTCTGCTCCTGCAGCCATCCCAGATCGTCGGAAAGCGTATGCTATCTCATCGAATAATTGCATTCTTGCAATTGAGGGTACAACACTCGTTATGAAATTACCATCATACGGAATTGGTGGCACAGTGTCCTTGTCATCTATACCAGCATCGCTAATGGCCTTATCGGCAGCTTCGTATATGGCAAGGACAGCTGGATCGTCTTCGGCTCTGATACCATTCAGGATCGGATCTAGCGTTTGAAAAACAGCGTCACCCATCGAAGCTTGTGCATCGGAAGATGCCTGTAATGCGTTAAAGGTCTCAATTGTTTCTTCATCTCCCTCTACGTCAGCACTACTCCCGCTTTTAGCAGGCAACGCGATTTCGGGGACATCGACGTCAAATGCCAGCGGTAGTGTTAACGCCAGGGCGCCACCAAGAGTAGCGGCGGCGCCAACTGCGGCGGCGGAAATCGTAACCTCTTCCGCAGTGGGTTCAACAAAGGAATCGAGAAGTGCTGCTGTCGCCGCGGCCAGCTGGGCGTCTTCGTCTATTTGTAATTTGCCGAGCGAAAATGACCAGCTAGATTGACCAATTCCACTACCTGATTCTTTAGACATACATTATTCTCCCCAAATTCTTGTTGACGCCAACTGATCGAAATCTTCTGTTCTTGTTTTATGAATTTTAAGTAGTGCCTGTAGCTGCGTGGAGGCTGCTGTAACTTGAGGGTTTGGCCCCCAAAGAGGGCATTGATTGGATTGAAGCGTCGTACAAAAATCATCTAACGCTTCGTACAACTGCGTAAACAACTTCTTCAAATCAGAAAACCTCACCCACGGTTCAGTGCCGTTGGGACCCATTGGGTCTCCACCATCTCCCATAGCGTAGATAGACGAACGTTCAGACTGATCACTTGACTTTCTTCCTATCAATATCTGCTTTCCACTGATCTGAATCGTGCCATCAGGTAAGAGGTATATAGCGCATGCGTCATCGCTGATATCACCTTCCTTGATCAATCTTATACTGCCATTTATCTCTGGGGCTCCAGAGACGGGATCATCTGACTCTTTTCTTCTGGCAATCAAACGAATCTCATCAGACTTTGCAACAATAGCAGCAGGAAACTCAATAGAAGACTCATCTTCTGCGGGAGCTATGTTACCATCAATTGCAGATGGGATTGTATCACCCTCCTTATCGATGTGGAAACTTTTGTCGACCTGCATTGCCATCGCCACGTACAGCCGCGCTGCGTCGTTCTCCAAATCGGGATCGCCCTCTGCTGGAGTATCAAGCCGATTCACGTCGGCAGTGTCGTCTCCAACAGGATTTTTATTTGTTTCATCATACGCGTCTCGGCCACCTTCTTCGGGCGGAACATTCTTAACCGACCTGGAAGCCGTCAACTCGGGTTCCGCATCGACACTTCCGCCAAGGACTCTGAAATCGTAACGGCCGCGGCCGGCAACGATATCGATGCAGCCAGTGCTTATCGAAGCGTCCAGCGTGGTATCACCATCTTCCAATGTCGCGTTAGAGGTTTCTGCACCGCCAGCGTCTGTACGTGTAACACTGCTGTCTGGGTGGGTCCATCCACGATCTTGACCAAGACATATCAAAGCGTTGTTTGAGCCTTGAATAACAAGATCTCCCGGGCGCTTCGTAAAACGTGGAACTGGCTCGGGAATAAATGAAAGATACGACAGCGACGCGTTAACGATTTCTTCGTATGCCAGCTCAGTGTTTAAAGAAAATGCGTCTTCCGTGCCGGGACCGTTTGGAAAGCCAAAAATCTCAGCGTCTGCGTCTAACTCCTCGCCCTGAGCCGATGCGGACTTTTCCGAGGAACTCTTCTCACCTGTTGATCCGACAAACTTCCTATCTCCGTGAGTGTAATTGACACCATCGATATGGTCTGGCTCTGGAATCCTACACATCCAATAAGACACCCCCGCAGTAACATCAGGGGAATCGTTAATCACCCATACCTGCTCCCCGGGCTTTATAGGGAAACACAGGTGGGGAGGGAAAAATGGGTAACACAGAATGCCTACTGTGCCCTTCTCCTCGTTGGATTCTTCATCTGTTTCTACAGTCGCTCTTTTGTCTGCTCCCGCGGTCACAGAACGAGCGATCACAGAATTTCGAGGAGCAGAAGCCAGCAAATCCGGAGTAGATACGAGCTCTTGCAGCTCGGTAAATTCTTCTTCTGTAAACGAAGCTAAATCATACAGGACTTCCACAACGACTGCGCGTTGCAGAACTTGTGTCGGCCCAGCTGTCCCAGCTTCTTCAACGACATCACCGACATCGCTGGTGGGATTATTAATCTTTGCAACTGCATCTGTTCCCGAACCCTTTGCCATCACTCATCCTGTATTTGAGAAAATAATTCGTCAGCATTTATTGCATTATGTGCAGCTTCAGACTTCGATATCAAATCTGCTAATTTCAGTAATTGCTCGTTGGACTTTCCCATGCGCTCTAAATATTTTGCCAAAGTGCTACCGAGACTGACATGTTCTGATGCACTTTGCGTCATGCATGTGTATGCCTCGACAAATAAAATGTGGGCATTCTGACGATCTATTAACGCGTTGTCATATATCTCTTTCCAGAGTATTCTTTTCTTTTCATCAGCATGCTTTATCTTTTTTAAGACTCCCTCGAAGTCTTTCATCTTCTTCTTTGTTTGCTCTAGATCCTGTAAGCTTTTTTCGACTTTATCACCCATCATTCATCCTTAAAGCAAATCCACGATTCGAGAATCATGCACAATATCTTTGTAATGCTTTCGTATCTTCGACATCGCAACGGAAAGCTGCTTCGATGTCAATCCCGAAATTTCCCTCACATAAACGTAAATAGCACGCTTGTTTAAAAAGTCCAAATTATCAATGTTCTGAAAAACTGTTCGAATGGCCTGCACACAGATTTTTTCATTCTCTTTCGTAATACGTTTGTCAATTTCATCGATAACCCTTACTATATTGTCACGAAGCTCTCCCAATTCCATAATCTCCTGGGGGGAGGGAGCAACACTGCTGTTTGCAACAGTATGTTTATCTCTTGACGACATAGTTGTTAGATCGGACATCGAAACATGTCTTCTGTCTTCTTTTTTCGCATTTCGACAACGAATAATCAACCAATTTTTTGCTACAACGTTAAAATAAGAAAAAGCCTTTGTGCCGCGAGCAGGATCCCATTTGTGAATTGTCTCGTATAAGAACGTAACGCAGTCTGACTTCAACGCATGAAACCCATCGTACGGAGAATTAAATCCGTAAACAAAAATCAAGCTCTCTGCTAATTGATCGAATGCCGGAAGGATCTTCTCTTTATAGACTGTCTCTCTTTTCTTTGAGTCGTCTTCGTTCTGATATTCTTCAATCGATGCTTGAGTATCTTTATTGAAATACATGTTCCTCGGCTTACCGGGGTTTCTACGTATTTTCTTTCGTGCCATCCTCATTGTCCTTCAAACGACTAAAATCGTCCGTTAAAGTGTTGGCTATTAAAAGAATAGCTTCTCTAGAACGCACCAGGTCTGTATGGACCTGACGGATCTGTGGACTGTCTGAAAACAATGGTATTTCGACAATCTCTGTTATTGATGTGTAGCGCTCATCTAAAATATCTAAACTCTCTTCAAGCGCATCTTCGACTCGCAAGATTAGTAAAGCAAATTTAACAGCAAATGAAATTGCAATAATGGCAATAACTGTTGCTAAAACAAGCCCACAGACTAGTGCTGTTTCAAGAGTCGTCAACTATACGCTCCATAAATGCGTCATACTGCTCTTTTATGGCGTCTAGCGAAAATTTTTCCCTTAATATTCCTGAGCCAGTTTGTGCCCAGCGCTGGGGAAGAGAGGGTGCCTTCCTGAATTTTTTGACTCTGGCCTTGAAAGACCCTTCTTTTACATCTGCCCATGCGGTACCCTCTATAAAGACACGGCCGTCATGACGGGACGGATGAACAGGAACCATGTCATAATCTAGTGAAAGAAATTTAATGTGCTTCAAAAAGTCTAAATGGCCAGAATAATCTGTTGCGATAACGGGAAGACCTGCCGCGGCGGCATCTAAAATGGGTAGACCCCAACCCTCTCCGCGGGTTGGTGCCAACAACGCTTTTACGTTTTCATTTTTATACAGCGTAGAAATTTCTCCCTCATCCAGCATACCATGAGCCAAATAAAAGCGCGGATAGGGCCCTTGTTTTATTTCATTTATTAGCTGCTTAAACATCACCACCGACCTTTCTCTATCAGCAGTGGTAAAACGTCCCAAGTTGGTCTTCACGATAATTCCAACATCCTTATCGCTCTTAAACGTTTCCGCTAACCACTTCAGCGCATAAAATGTATTTTTTCGATCATTCTCTGGATTATTTCCAGTTACTTGCCCAAACATCAAAAAATTAAATGATGTAGGCAAATCGCTCAGCTGCTTATCTAGCTTTAGTGAAATTTCGTCGCTGTAGCTATGCGCCTCTGGTATCACAGCAATCTTGTGTTCTGGTACACCAGAGTCAACAAACGTCTTCTTTGTAAATGTGCTTGGAACAATTACCATGTGCATTTTCTTACACGCTTCGACCCAAGACTGTGAACATAGGTTTGTCTCAACACCGGCAGTCACACCGATATTCACTCGTGCAAGACCCGGATCCCACTCATCAGGTAATTGAACCTGAAACGAAAGATCAGGATCTTGAACAGGCGCGGATCGGTCCATGACCTTACCTATCAAACCATCTAAAGCAGTTGGGTCGAGGTAATACGTGCATATCCCCCACGGCACAATCGAAGCGTATACATCCCAATTTTTTGATAATGCCCAAGAAAAAACTTGACGAGCGTGTACGCCGTATCCTGTTACACTCAGCAGTGGCGCCCTTATTATTACTTTCATGTTAGTCCGATGCTCCCATTTCAATCACTTCAAAACGTGGGGTCATTCGCTCTCCAGCTTGCCATTTTTCAACAAGATTTAATAGCGTACCATGCCAATCATCAATTGTCGTTTGCAAATCAAATTCTTTGGAAGCGTATTCTTTACATTTTTCGCTTAGAGCGGCTCTCTCACTTTCATCCATCGAATATAGTTTATAAAAACCATCTGCGACATCGTGCACGTCAGCATAGTCCTCATATATGAAGGGTACGTTTTGCGAACCCACTAATGTCGTATGCTTAACGTCTAAGGCAACTCCGTTCTCAGTACCATCACGATGATTAACAACTTGACGTGTTAAGCCGCCAGTCTTAACTGCGACCACTGGGTTTCCCACTTGCATCGCTTCCAGCGTAGATAACCCGAACCCTTCAGCATATGCAATATTCACACAGCAATCAGAGATATTGTGAAGTATGTTCATTTTTGTGAAGTCTACTCTTTCTGGGGAAAACAACACCGAGTGTTGAACACCCAACATCTCCGCTACTGCCACTAAATCTGGGCCCTCCTGATCATGGGGGTCCGTATGCATCAAAAGTGTGGCATCAGTGATATTATGCTTCTCGAGAAACAAGCTCCATGCCCACAAAACATCGGCTGGCCTCTTCCGCTTTGCGTTCCGATTAATCCACAACACAACAAAGTCATCTTTCTTTTGATACCCCAAAATATCTTGGCGCCATCGTTTCTTTTCAAGCTCTGGAAGTGGAAAAAACACATCGGTAGGTAAAGCATGAGGAATAAAATTCGTTCTTTCGGGAAATTTTTCACTCACAATTTCATACGTTGGGTATGAATGACAATTTATTAAGTCTGTTGCAGCGTAATACTTGTCGTTGAACGTCGGGCGGGGACGATTGTCCCATACATGCCAATATGCAATGGGACACAACTGGTGAACTTCATCTTCCATTTCCCACAACCAAGTAAAAAATCTTGGGTCAGTAAAAAGTAATACGACGTCCGGACGCTCTGTTGCTAATGCAATTCTAAGCATATCTGGATTTCCAAATCCGTCTATTGGCTTAATAACAAAGTCTTCAGAGACTTGCACAACGTCGTAATTGTTATGCTTCAATGCTGCCCCGAACTGTCTTACAGTCCAGCAACCCTTCTCAATCAATCCATTAATAAGAAACCTTGACTGACATCCAACACCCGATGTTGAAAGAGCGTGGTCAGACAGCATTAGTATTTTATATTTCTTCATACACGTACCTCATCGAGATAATCATAAATGACAAGGGCTTATCGTATATGCTACATAATGCTTTTAGCCGCCAGGGCAATTAGAAGTGTTCTTAAATTCACAAAACAAGCACGAATTTCTATTTTTCAAAAAAATACCCCTGCGCACTGTTTTTACCATACTTCGTAAAATGCTCATCGACTTTTCTTCTGCTTTAGGACCAACAGATACGTTCACAAATTCGCACACATTTTCGAAAGGTGCGCCTCGTTTCAGGAGAACAAAGCCACACCGAACCTGTTTCGTACCAAGCCCAAGTTTGTTTCTCCAAAAAGTCTTATAAAGCGCAATCTGAGCCCAGGTCAAAATATCTTGGCGCTTATCCCTAAACCACCCCTTGTCGCCCGCGGTCTTCCAATCAATGACGTAATAAACATCTTTACCACGAACGCTTGTTTTAATAAGCGCATCGATAAAACCCTTGAAAAAGATATCAGAATCTGCATAATACTCGTACAGCTCTTCTTCAGCAGAGACTATTTCGTATTTCCCGAACGTTTCAGTTAAAAATTCTGGTAATCTAGAAAGGGCTGTTTCTGCGTATTCTTTCCATTCGACGAGGGGCGGGTGTGGTTTAGGTTTCCACCCTTGTGACTTTCGATACGCAGCATGATTATCAATAAAGGCCTGGGATTCGAACCCATGTTTTTCCCACTCACTTTCTATCATCGTAACAGCAATAGAAGCGTCCATTTTGCCTGTATTCAGAAAGTTTTCGATTGCCTCATGTACAGCAGTACCATAAGAAAGATATGGAGAGGGCTCATCAGTGCCAAGCTTGTCAATATAAAGAAGCTTATGTCGATAGGCGCACTCTTTCCAGCAGCGCACTTCAGAAAACGATACGTGGGGCTTTCCGGTACGAAATTCTATCTCTTCTGGTAACCTAATATGCATATAAACTTCCTATGATATATTATAGAAGTTGTGATATGCATTTACTCTATTTTTTTAAAACCTCGAAATGGTATTTTCTGACCATCCATCAAGCCTTGAAGCTTTAAATCACGACCTGCGGCTCGAAGGTCTCTTTCGGCCTCCAGTCGATCAGCCTGGTACATTAGCTTTGCTAATTGTTGAAATTTCATCTTTGGTTCCCACCCAAGCTTTTCCTTAGCCTTAGACGGATCACCCAGCAGCAAGGGTACTTCATGTGGTCTAAACAAGCGATGATCGATCTCTACGTTCCCATCGATCGGTAACCCAGCTTCCTTAAAGACTGCCTCGAGCCAATCTCTAACAGAGTGAGTTTCTCCTGTTGCAATTACATAATCGTCAGGGTTGTCCTGTTGTAGCATTAACCACATCATCTCCACATAGTCACCTGCATATCCCCAGTCACGCTTTGCGTCTAAATTCCCGAGATATAATTTTTCTTGTAGCCCCAGCTTAATTCTGGCCGCGGCGCGGGTTATCTTCTTTGTTACAAACGTTTCTCCCCGACGCGGTGATTCATGATTAAAAAGAATTCCGCTAGAAATATGCATGCCATATCCTTCACGATAATTCCGGCACAGATTATGTGCAAATAATTTAGCGCAAGCGTAAGGGCTGACAGGCATAAATGTCGTACTCTCATTCTGGGGATGGGTAGGATTATCACCGTACATCTCTGAAGATGAAGCCTGATATATTTTTATTTCTTTATCTACATGACGAATCGCTTCAAAAATGCGCAATGTACCCATTGCAATCGAGTCTACAGTCTCAATGGGGACGTCAAAAGAAACACGCACATGAGATTGAGCAGCAAGGTTATAAAATTCAGAGGGTCTGTATTCTTCTAGCAACCGATATAATGTTGTGGGATCATGCAGAGAGTAATATCGCAATTCAAAATTTGGATTATCATAAATTTCATTCACTCGGTCTGTTGTAATTAGACTTGTTCTTCTCTTCAACCCAATAACACGATACCCCTTTTCAAGCAAAAATTCGGCAAGATATGATCCGTCTTGGCCTGTTACCCCCGTGATCATTGCTATTTTCATAAAACGCCCCACGTCGGATTGTCCAGATACCAGCGTATCGTTTCCTCAAGGCCTTGTTCCAAACTTGTTTGCTGCCTCCACCCCATTTTTTGTAATTTTTCCCCGCACACAGAATACCTAAAATCGTTTCCTGGTCTTGTGCGCTCTGGGTACTTCAACTCATACCTTAACTCTTTTCCCATAATGGAAGCGATCATCTTCGCAAGCGTTAAATTATCTGTTTCAGCATCCGCTCGAACGTTATATTTTTCCCCAATGGTATGCGTCAGCATTAAAAATCTTACAGCTTCAGCAACGTCTCTAGAAAAAAGGTAGCGACGGCTCGAAGGTCTTGTACCTCCTCGGTCTGAGTGAATCACAATACTTTCATTATTTTGTAACTTCTTTATTACTATAGGAATAAATTTCTCGAGATGCTGTCGTGGGCCATATGCGTTCATTGTATGCGTGACGATAACAGGAAGTTTATACGTGTTTGCATATGCATTACACAGCTCCTCGGCCGCTGCTTTTGTTGCAGCGTAGGGATTTTTAGCATTATACCTGTCGTTTTCTTTGAACGTGGTTCCTGGCGGTGCTGGACCAAAAACCTCATCAGTGCTGAAATATAAAAACAGTTTTAACGTTTCACAGCGTTCCTTCGCGTAGTTCAGTAAATTACAAGTACCAACCACATTGTCCATCACAAACTCAAGAGGATATTGTATACTACGATTTACATGAGAACCTGCTGCAAGATGCAAGATGTAGTCTATTCTCCCCAGCTTGTGTATAACATGGTCGCTCAAAGGCGCTTTGAGATCGTGCCAAATTACATGAGTGCGTCGGCGCCACGATGGGTTTTTCGCAATAACATCACTTATCCTGTCTAGACATCCAGATGTATCCAGCCGATCAAGCGATACAATATCAAAATCGGTAGTCCTTAATAAGTGCTCTATTATCGCGTGGCCAATAAATCCCGCGCCCCCTGTTATTAGAACAGTCTCTTTTTTTGTGTTTTCCATATAAACAAAATAATATTAGAATTTTAGAAGATGTTTTAGCATACACTACCCGCTGTACATTGAAGCAACATAATCGCTGCAAATACCTGCACATATCGATAATTGCTCAGAGGAATATGACGCTGTTTCTGGCATCACACATATACACTTATCGTTTAATTCGCTACCGGGATACGCCCATATATATCCGGAAGATGTCATGGTGTATGCGTCGTTTTGATGCCAGAAAACATGCCACACTTGATTATCACTTAGAAAATAAGCATACGTGCTTAAGTCTTTAGCATGAATAAACAATTTTTCTCTGCGCTGGAGGAACCAAGAAATATCTAATTGGTATTCACCAAAATCATGACCCACAATAAACGTTTCGGAACTTTCACCCTGCCGAACATCGACCTCAGCATAGAAACCTGCCTGTAGCGCTTTATCAATATAGTCTGGATTATTTTCTAAGGACGGCACGGGGCCGTTGGTGTTTCCTCGATGAGCAATAAAAATCATTTGTAATTTCCCGCTATTATTTCTTCCATCAATTGGGTATTTACATCTCTAAAATTGCTGATCTCGTAAACAGTTGCGCCTGAGCCGCGAGCCGAGGCTAAACCTGTTACAGAGTCTTCGAATATTATGAAGTCCTCAATTGAGCCGCCTAATTGAAGCATCGCCCTAACATATGGTTCGGCGTGTGGCTTTGTGTTCTTTACATCATTATTCGTTATTAACACATCTAGGTACTTCATAAAACCAAGATTATTTAGTAGTGTAACTGTCGAAGCACGGTTCGCATTCGTTACTACCGCTATGTTTTTATTTTCTCGTCGTAAAAATTCAAACATTTCAATTTTGTCTTGATAGTCTTCAGAGTCTAACATACTCATCATTTTATTTGTGATTATTTTTTTTCTTTCGTATACAGCGTCTACTTTATTAAGAGTAAAGTACCCCTTTTGACAAAGCTTTATGAGCTTATCACGAGTAGTTATAGTTGACTTAAGGACAGAAATATCTTCTTGAGTTGTTAGCTTTAAATTCAAGACCTCGTCAATTGCTGCTAGCGTTGCTTTAACTTGTAGCTCAGTGGTGTCTACAAGCACCCCGTCATTGTCAAAAATAAAAGACGTATATCCCAAACTAGTGATGCTCCAAATAATATTGTAAGTCTTCTGGCGTTCCAAGTCCCCACATCTTCTCGACGTATGACACTGTAACGTAGCCACCATTATTGATTAACTCATTGTATACTGGACAGACATAGAATTCGTTATTAGTCCTTATATCTTTTTCTATCATTTGACTTGCTGCTTGTACGTAATCAGAGCCTCTTGCCCAAAAATATGCTCCAGCAGTGGCTATATCGCTGATGGGCTTTTTTTCAGCTACTTCCGTTACTCGGCCTGTTTCGTCCGTCTTCGCGAAGCTCCATTTTGGGTTCGTACCGTTAAATACAAGAATACACCCATCAACGCCGGGTTGCGTTGCGTCTCTTAAGAATGCCATGTTGTCCCAATCGAATACATTGTCAGAATTAACAATCAGTAGCGAGTCATTATTAGCGATATAGTCTCTAGCCAAAAGTGTTGTACACGCTGCTCCCTCTGTCATTCCGTCTACCAAGACTATTTTACACCCTGGAGCTATAGATTCCAAAAAACTTGCAAGACCATATTCGTGGTAATGCGAAGCCTGAACGACAAAAATATAAGTTGCATCATAACCGAGATTTTCAACAACAGTTTGTATCATTGGAGTACCATCAACGTCGATTAATGGCTTTGGTAGAACGTAGCCCGCAGACATAAATCGACTGCCCGCGCCAGCCATTGGAACTAAGACATTCATTTTCAAACTCCCCTTACATTTGGATAGCTTTCCTTAAACCATTTGCATGTCAATTGTATACCCTTCCGCAGAGGCGTATACGAGGCAGATGGCCAACCAAGAGAAAGAAAGCGCTTATTAGAGCTTGGTTTCTTAAATTGACCGCTTGGCTTTGTAATATCCCAAACAATTTCTCCGTCGTATTCTAAACTTTCACAAATCATGCTCACTATGTTTTTGATGCTTACCTCGTTTGTCGTGCCTATATTCACAGGAGCAGCCAAATCATAATTTTCTAATAAAAAAAGCAACGCAATTGCAATATCTCTTGAGTACGTAAATTCCCTTAATGGAGACCCATCGCCCCAAAGAACAGGTGGATTTCCCGTTTGCTTTGCTTCCCACACCTTTCTTATTATCGATGGTATGACATGCCCATTTTCTAAATCAAAATTATCATAAGGACCGTACAGATTGTTTGGCACTGCGCAGATGAAGTTACATCCATATTGCTGACGAAGGGCCCTTGAGTGTACGTCCAGCATCCTCTTAGCGTACGCATAACCAAAGTTGCTGGGGTGCGGCTCACCGTCATGAATCTGCTCTTCTGTTAGAGGATACACAACTGCATCAGGGTATACGCAAGTTGATAACAAAGAAACAACCTTCCCTACTCCAAGCTTATGTGCAACCGACAAGACGTTTGTATTTATCCGAATATTATCAGAAAAAAAGTCCGCGACAAAATCAGAGTTGCCCTTTACTCCGCCCACCCTGGCAGCAAGATGTATTATTGCTTCAGGACAGTGGTCCCTCACCATACATCGAGTATCATCAAGATATCTTAAGTCATAATCTTTCGAGCCAACAAATATAAGTTCATGCTCTGTCTCTATGCTTCGAAATCCAGCTCCGACCATCCCTGTTCCGCCTGTGATTACAACCCTCATATCTCCATAACCTCATAATAGTGACCAATAAGAAATTTGTTTCCTTTGCTTAGCGAAGTTAAGCGATAATTTGAGTTATAGTCTTCTGGCATCATGATCCTAAAATCGAAACTCACCCTGGTAACGCCAGTCTTGTTAGGGAGGTTTCCATGAGTGCACTGGTTTCCATTAAAGCGCACAATCTGACCAGGCATTAATTCAAGCTGATGAAAATCCATCTTCCCCGGCTCGCTTTCCGCAATAGTTGTATTACTCTCGAACATAGGAGTTAATGCAAGTATAAAATTTGTCTCCCCAAGAGGGTGATTGTAGTCGCTATCCTTATGCCATCCGCCCACTGCTACGTTATTTGGGAGGTGTACCCGAAATGTAGGCCACTTTTGATATATGAGTTGGTCTTTCGCATTAGTAATGGGAGCTATAAATTCTCTAATAAATTTTTGATATAATTCAAGAAATTCTGGCCAGCCAGATCTCATTTTGTTATAAAACTTTTGATGGAATATGGTATCCGAATCTTTTCCCGGCTTATCAAAAAACTCATATTCGTCAATGTGCATTTCATGCAGATACTGTAAATTACCACAATCAAATAAACCAGATATGGCTTCGACGAATTGATAATCGTCAACGCTGTAATCGTAATACTTTTCCATAATCCTCGATTCCTGCTTCGAGCTGATACTCTGGGGCCCAGCCCGGTAGCCACTTTTCTTTATCGCTGCAGGTGAAAAATTGATAGCCCTCTGGAATCGTGTGAGTGGAGTGATAAGAATATTCGATTTCTAGCAAATCAAGAATATCCTCAAATGCCCTTGATTGACCGCTACCAACATCGTAGTATGATCCTCTTAACGATTCGTAATTCTTGTAAGCATGAATGTTTGCAGACACAACATCTTTCACATACACAAAATCTCGAAGAGGTCGTTTTGGAAATAACTTGCACTCCAAATTTCCTTGGTGCCTTTTGTACATCTGATACACAATCGACGCCATCTTCCCCTTGCGTTCCTCCCCCGGGCCATACACATTAAAATAACGTAATGCGATGCCAGAATTACTCACCACATAATCTTCTGCGACGTACTTACTCCATCCATATAAGTTCGATGGATAGTCTTCAGTCACTCCATAGCTTGCAGCAGAAGAAGAGTAAATCATTGGAACGCTATTGTTGACGCACCAATCCATTAGAAACTTTGTTGTCTCATAATTTCGATGCATCATAAAATTAACGTTTTGTTCTAATGTGTCGGAACACGCGCCGACATGAAAAATGACAGCAGGAGACGCCTCTTCCAGAAAATGGTTCCACACGTCTTTCCATCTAGCGTCATCCAAATTGTCTTCAGACAAACAAAAAATTTGCGCTTCTTCTTTTAGGGTTGCGGCAAGATTCTTCCCAATAAAACCGTCAGCTCCTGTGACTAATACACGTTGCATTGTATCGTTGAAACCCCCCTCTTTGTAACAATTTCAGAAGCGCACTTATTTGCAAATTTTATACTTTCTATTATATCAGAATTTTCTAAAAACTTTACCACAAGAGCCGCTAGAAAACTATCGCCCGCGCCCGATACATCTTTTACCTCAGCCTTGTTGACTGGATAGACCACTTCCCTATATACACACCCTCTTGGGCCTTCAGTCCGAATAATTTTTTCGAACATTGTTTTATCAATATAGCTTTTCGAGCGCTGGTATTCTGTATGATTGATCTTGATATATCTAGCATCATGAACCCACGTCCCTAAAATTTTCTTAGAATCAATAAATACGTTATTATGGTTTGAGCATATTATTTTTATATCTGCTTCAGTCAAGAAACCCTTATCATAGTCTGATATTACAATCAGGTCATAATCATATGATATCACGCTTAAGTCTATTCTTTCTATTTCGTCTACCGAATCGGCCCTAAAGAACATGTGATTACTCTCTTCATGAACGTACCGTTTTTTAGTAATATCCCCCCAGTTATCGTTTGTAATAATATCGCTTGTCACACCCAAGGCGTGAATGTTTCGATGAACATTAGCAGCCATACCCGGGTTGTCAGTCCGATATTTTTCATTTAGAACAGGAACAGGAATATCTGGACATAAGCGGCTTGCATTACAATAGACAAAAATATCCTGACAACTTTCTCCTATGACCAATATCTTTTTCATTCTCACGCTTAACTTAAATTTTAGAAAAAGGGAAGACCGTCTCTCTTAATGCAGATAATCGCTGGTTCAGCCATAAGATATGCGTCGATCATTGCTTTTTCAGTTTCCTGTTGATTTCTGGGGAAATACCCAATTGTATTTTTTAAAAGCCCAATCAGCCCCTCTGGGTTTAATGGGCGGTGTGTCGGTCCATGGGTCGGATAATCAGCTTGTCCTACCAGCATTACAGGTAACTTCTGCTCATCGATGTCTATTTTGATCTGCTCAAACGGTCTCTCAATAAGAAAGGGGGTAATAGAATAGACAACTGGACGTAAGCCCTCCAGAGCCATTCCTGCAACCATACTGATCATTGATTGCTCACAGAGCCCAGCGTTCAAATATCGTTCTGGCCATCGATCTTTGAATTCCTCCATCTCTTGTTCAACATCTCCAGTCACTAAAACAATGTTCTCATCTTTTTCAGCCAACTTCACAATTACTCTTCCAAAAGCACGTCTCATTCTTCACAATCCTCCAGCTCTTTCATCGCCTGTTCTTCATAATCAGGGGCCGGCCACTGAGCGTGCCAACATGGTTGGTTCTCCATATAGCTGACTCCTTTCCCCTTTATCGTATTAGCTATTATAAATCTGGGCTTATCTTTTTCGTGTTCCTCTAGAGCAGCCAAGATTTCAGCATAAGAATGTCCATCAACTTGTGAAACATGCCATCCAAGAAGCGCTGTAACTTTTTCCATATTCGGAATAGGCAAAATGTCTTTCGTATATCCAGATCCCTGTATCCCGTTCCAGTCAGCTATTATGACAAGATTGTCTAGCTTGTAATGCGCTGCTAGCAGCAACGATTCCCATGTCGTTCCCTCCTGACACTCTCCATCGCCTACAATCACGTATATTTTCCCGGGCTTGTTTTTCATTTTTCTAGCTAGCGCCATTCCTATCGCGGCTGGAAAACCATGCCCCTCACTACCGGTGGTATAATGAATTCCGTTCTTTTCGTCTAGTGTGGGGTGACCCTGTAACCTTGGATTGAATCCCCTCTCTCTCAATAAAACATAATAGGGCCAGCAAGCATGACCCTTACTTAAGATAAATTTGTCGTTGTCTGTTAACACATAATCGTATAAAGAAACCAACAATTCAACAGCGGAAAAACAACCACCGTAATGATAGCCACCGTTTGCTTTGGATAGCTTTATGGTTTCGCGTCTTATCTGTTTTGATCTTTTGTTCAGCATTCTTTCCCCTCAAGCTAATGGATAATAATCTTGAATTTCTTTTTTGTAAGGTTTATTTGGAAAATCTAATCCCGATATAGGAAAATTACACGTTGAAGCGCTGACATCTTTTACCAGCGCTTTTCTCACAAAACTTACTTCAATAAGCGGAGGAAAACAATGCCCATCGACGTTAATCTTTCCCAAAGAATTATTTGGGTGGATATGAAAAGCGTAAAAATTTTCATTAAGGGTCTTCATCACATCGTAATACATGTCAAACAATCCAACATTTATCTTCTGATAAACTGATCTATAAAATGAATCAAAATAAGGAGTTAGCCCGTAGTCATCGTTGGGATTGGCAATAAATTTTTCATCAGTGTCCACAGCGATTAAATGAAATTCAACTAATAACTGATCAATCTTTTTCAATTGCTTGCTACTAAGAGATGCTAGCGTTGCCCATTCATCCCACTCAATATCCATCTTAATAGTCAAACCACCGACCTCAGAATCAATCATGTCTGACAATGCTAAAAATTGATCTGACTTTTTTGCGGCAATTCCTTTTTTAATAAAAGCAAAATTGGGGTGTTCTGCTGGTAGCCTATCGACTGTGTGGTCGAATAATTTCACAGCTGTGTGTGGGAACTTATCTACAAAATCCTGTTCAAACGTAATATTATCCTCTACGCCGAAAGCGTATAGTGTTCTGGTATTTTCACAGATTTCATGAAGAGCAACATATCCACCGTCTGACTTGTTTCCGATTCTTATTTTTTGAAACCCGCAATCATAAATCTTAATTTCTTCTAAAAATCTTTGAACGCTACCACTCACATCTTCACCATAATTCGACCAGCAGTACCCGTTTGCAAAAGATCAAACGCTTCATTGACTTGCTCTAGCGTAAATGTATGAGTAACAATTTTATCAACGTCTAGGAGACCTGCATCGTGCATCTTAACATACCGAGGTATATCTTCAGCTGGATTAGTTTTTCCACCCTGGCTAGCTTTAATAGATTTTCCAGAGCCACCAAAAAGAGTAACGCCATTAGGGATAGTTAGTTCTTCTTCTGGGGAGGGCTGTCCCACAAGAACAATTCTACCGTTTTTAGAAAGATGATGAACCATAGAGCCAATCACCCTTGAATTTCCTGTTGTGTCTATAATGACATCGACAGAAATAGCAGTCATATCATCTTTAAGCGGATTAATAAAGGTTGATGCACCGACCTCGAGGGTTTTTATACGCTTATCTTCGGAAACGTCAACAGCGATAATTGGATAAGCGCTCTTTAGCTTTGCACCTTGTATTAGGTTCAGCCCCACACCTCCGCATCCAACAACCAGTACACTTTCGCCCATTTTAAGATCTATTTCGTTGTCTATAATTCCAAGCGCTGTTGTCAATCCACACCCAAGCAAAGCGCAAAAATTATCGGGAGTGTCTGGAGGAACAACAGTCAATCTGTTTTCAGAAACAATCGAGTATTCGCTTAACGTTGTTACCTTTCCGCTGCTTATTTTTTTTCCATTAAGGATGTATTCAGGGAATGGCGCTTCGATACCTGTACTGGGCCTCCAGTGCATCACCACCTTATCACCCGGGGAAACTGTTGTCACACCGCTACCGATGCTCTCAACAATACCACAGCCCTCGTGTCCCATTAAGTGCGGTAGAAATTTTGCGTTACCCTTGTGTCCCCTTATTTCGTGCAACTGCGCGCCACATAACCCGCTTACTAATATCCTAACCAGCACTTGACCAACCTTCAAGGGGGTTAGTTCAACCTCTCTGATGGTCAGTGGAGAATTAAGCTTTTCTAAAATTGCTGCTCTCATAATCATTTCCTTACTTTCCTGACAAAAATCGACGAATTATCGTTTCTGTCGGAAGAATTGTAGTTCTTTCTTTTAAGACAATATTAACAATCGTTTCTGCGACTTCGTCCGGGTCCATGAGGTCGTCATAATTGCTTCTGTTTTTGCACATGCCAGTTTTCATTGCTCCTGGATAAAAATCAAGAATCTTTATATCGGTTCCAATCGACTCGATTTGCAAAGACTCAGAAAACCCTCTTAGACCGTATTTGCTTGCGCAATACACCGTTTCGTTGGCAGACGGACCTCGCCCGGCAAGAGAATTAATATTGACTATTGTGCCTTTATTACGCTTTTTAAAAATCCTATATACACGTTGTATCATCAATATTTGAGACACTAAATTTGTGTTCAAAACATCCTTGATATCTGCTTCACTATATTCTAGAAAAGCGCGAGGGCTGTGGATAGCAGCATTGTTCACAAAAACCTCAATTTGGTTGGCCTCCACGAATGCTTCCAAATTATCACAAAAATTATCAGCGTTTATATCACCCGCTAACTGGTTTTTTCCGCTTAGAGGCTGTCGAGTATGCCTAAAAACTTCACAATCATTTAAATCAAAATGATTCATGAGGTGTTTTCCAAGACCCCTGCTACAACCGGTAATCAAAACTCTGCGCATTCAGTCACCCTTTTCAATCCTAAGACTATCACTATCAAAATGTTGCGTAGAAAATTCAAAAAGCTCTGTGTCTTCTAAAGCTATCACTCTGTGGCGAAGACCCCTATAGACATGAAAATTTTGGCCAGGGCCCAGAACAACTTCATCTGCTTCATTTATGTCATCACCCTCAGAGTACTTGACTAAAACTCGGCCCGACTGGACATAAAACACCTCGTCTTTTAACTCATGGTAATGCCAAGAACAACACTTCCCCCTAACGAAATACAGGAGCTTTCCGCAATACTCATCGCAATTAACAATCCACTTCTCAAATCCCCACCCTTTCGGTACAAATTTGATCTCTAATGAAGTTGACAACTCTAACCTCTCTCTAGAATTTTTGTTGTAGAATAACCACCGATAAATTTGAATATCTTAACTTCACATACTTCACTCCCGGCGACTTCTTCTGGCGCGTAATCACCGCCCTTAACCATCACATCGGGTGAAATATTTTTTACCATCTCTAATGGCGTATCACCGTCAAAAATACGGACTTCGTCTACGTATCTACATGCCTCAAGCATGAATTTTCGATCGTCTTGAGAAAAAAAAGGTCGTCCATTACCTTTCAACTTCTTCACGCTAGTATCACTATTTAACCCAACAATAACGTACCCCAAAGAGTTACAATAGCGTAGGAGCTCTATATGTCCCCTGTGCAAAATATCGAAACACCCATTTGTAAAAACAACCTTTCTTGAAATATGTCTGTCCAATTTATTACCTGGCAATTACAGAGTATTTGATATTATCGAATAAAAAGAATCCACGAGGAATGCAGTAATCATAATCGACTTTTCGAATTATAGAGTGAACCTCTAAATCGCTGTTATATTCTTTGATCGCACTAGAAACTGCATGACCCCCTGAATGAAGCGTGATAAAAACATCACTAGAATAAATCATATCGCAATATTCGAATATCGAATTCACCACAATCTTTTCACTTTCAAAATCATTGTACAAAAATCTTTGATTATTTGGACTACTCCATGGTTCTTGTATTTTATTGCTTGCTGGAGGGTTGTTCAAAGAGTTGTGAAATGTCAATTGGTATATGCTTCTTCCAGGATACATAGAAACCAGTTTATCCACGGCTTCCGACACGGAATAGCCTCGATAATCACCAGATATTGATGTTAAGTCTAGCAAAATAGAATTTCTAGCCTTGCTTGTATCTTTTGGCTCGTAATATATTTTTGGGTATTTGTTTGTTGGCTTGAACCCAAACAACGTTTCCCAGTTAGAGATAACATTACCAGATAAATTTTCATACTTTAGCCCGGGGATGTCTCCAGCATTCCATTGTCCTGCTCTCTCTCCCTTCACAAAAGGATTACAGTCCCACACAAGCTCTTTTATCTCAGGATTTCTGAAGTATGCTTTGTCCCAAACATAAACATCGTGTCCCGCTTCAGAAAATAGTTCTGGAAGCGTCGAAAATTGCAGGCTGTCACCCAGTCCACCAAAATACGCGGCTATGCGTATGTCTTCCAAAGCGTTCGCTATCTTATAATTCCGTCCCATACATTGTGTAACCATTTTTCCGGATCGTACCTATCAAAAAGTTCATAATCTTGTCTATATCCAAACTCTAACAAAATATCCAATGACTCTTTTGTCAAGCGGGGCCATCCGAAATTCCGTTTCTCGCGAGGTTGTCCAAAGCGATCATCGCTGAGCTTTTTTAATGGACGGGCATTTGCATGAACAAACTTAAAATTATCATCACGTATAACGCTGCTTATGTAATGTGAAGCTGAATCCATATCATCTAAGTGCCCTATATAGTCGATGCGCGCCGAGACGTTGGCTAAAATTTTGTGCTGCGGTACTATATGACCATCCTCTCGAAATTTATGCAAATTTATTTTTTTGTGGCCCACGGTCGAAAGTAAACCATCTTCATATAAGAAATGATTTGTAATATACTCGTTAATATCCGAGTATAAAAATGGTCTATCTGCGTTGGAATAGAATGCAGAAACAAACCTCTCGATTGGTTCTCTTGCAATAGTAAACACAGTCCAATCATCACCTAAAGACTGGACTCTGTTCCATTGCCCGGCCCACGTAAAATACTCATCATGAATCGATGTTCCGTAATTGTAATCAACACCGTCTATATTGGGCTTATATTTTTGGTGATGGCCTAACCCCCCAGCAATTTCAAGAAGATAATTCGCAAGGGAGGTCTTGACAGTCGTGCAACCGGCTTTTTTTATCTCTATATAAGCAATTTTAAGCTCATCTAGATAATAGACTATAGTGGGGCCCCAAGTCACAGCTTCCACCCAATCTGGTATCCTTCAAAAAGCAGCTCCGCGCCTATATTACACATGAAGTCTTTTACATAAGAGCCTTTTCCTATTTTACCCTCTGGCGAAGACTCATCATCAACGACGTTATGATCATCAACCACAATTAAAGCACCTGGATTTAAATTTTTCATAACAGCGCAAAGCTCCTTCACATGATGAAGCATCGAAGGGTGGGGGTCTTCAGCGGAAAAATCAAAAGAATCGAGATAAAGAAAATCAATCTTAAAGTCAACGGGTAAAGACCATAACATCTCAACAGAATCTTGACAGAATACCTTCGTTTTCTCAGATGTCAGAGCATTAGAGTACCGACAATTTTTTTCATCGATATCAACAGACAATACTTCCCCATCATAATGGTTTACAAATTTATCAAAAATGTAAGTACCGCACCCATCATCACCAAAACACAAGTGTCCATGGTCAGGACGAGTTGTACCCGTTTCTACTATACGAAAATAATTTTGACCATTACTCTTTTTTTCATCTAGTAACTCAAATATCTTCAATAAACAACTCGCTCTATCACGCGGCACAGTTGCAGGGTGATTCGGACTAAGCAGCCTGTTATAAAACTCTTTCTTGAAATACTCAGCAAAGCTCATTTTATTCTCCTATTCTCAACAATCCAATGATTATTTAGCATGTCGTTTGTCTTCAAATTCAAACCCAAAAAAATCAATGTCTTCTTTAAATCTTTTTGCAATAAAATCTATTGACTCTTGATCATAATAATAGCTGTAATGTCGTCGTGCATTACCTCTTTCGTCTAATTTCCTATTTGGAGCCCTAATTGGTCCGCCTATATCTGGAAATAAATCTTTTAAGGGAGCATCTTGTATACCCAGTATTCCACACACTTTTTGATAATCTTCGTCCAGATTATCAAACCCTATATAAAAATTTAGGTCATCTTTCCCAAACCAATTAAGGAATGGTGCCCAGTGGCGGTGGTCGAACAATGGGTCGTTTAAATCATGAACATTCCAATCTTTGCTCCCCAAAAGAAATTCTTTAAATGAGGGCCCTGCTTTCACACCGCTTTTGCAAATCTCGAGCCACTGGTTCCAAGGCCTTGCTTCATGTCTATATTTCGCAACCATTCTATCCCATGGGTTTCTTATGACTGTAAACTTAAACAAGCTATCGAATTTAGCGTATATATCTGGTACCAAATGCTTACCAATTGGGCCAGGTCGGGAGGCTCGAACCAAATACCAGCGTTTAATTTCAGAATATGTAAGGTGCTGTGTAGCGCCTTTGTTATCCCAGGGGACCAGCTCGGTCGATGGAGCACGTAAGGAGTATTCTATACTTGTCCCTGCACAATTACCAATGTGAATAAAGACAAATCCTCTGGTTAGATCAATCATGGTCTATAAATCCTTGCTCCATTTTTAATGAGTAATTCTACGATTTTCCACAATACGACGTTCAGTCAGGACATCTTTGTTTCTACTATAAAAAATTCTACAATTTTTGTGATGAGATCGTAGCGCCCATGGCGGTACAGATCCGCTGACTGTCGACCCACTCCAGGCTGGTTTTGACTCAACACCAATTCGATAACCGCCGCAAATTTTCCCAAGTTGTTTGTACGCTCTAAACATTAAGTCATGATCGTCCATATCACAAGGAGCGAACTCATCATCGAGATAATTCATACTTCTTAAATCTTTATGATTGATCATCAAGGGTCCTCGGTTAACTGTCCCTCTCACAGCAAATTCATCTCTTTTATAATTTGTCATCTGTATAGGATACCCATAAGCATGATCTGTCGCTAGAAAAATATCACACCAACAATTGTCTAAAATCGTATCTGTTCCAAAATGTTTGCTATTAGGATTCAAAATCCAATTGTGCGCTGTTCTGGCAGTTACTGCGAAGACATCATCAAATACGTCAAATGGTTCTTGCATCCGCCGGTTCCATCCGGGCTCTGTCACAATTTGATCATCCTGAACGACTATGACATACTCACCTTTCGACGCTTTAAATCCAACGTTATTTGTTCGAAGCTCATATATGTCTGGTGTGATAATTGCACGAATGTCTAAGTGCTTACTCGAATCAATATATTTTTCAACAATTAATTCTGAACCGTCGGTACATCCATCCAGCATACATAATAATTCATAATCGCCCACCGAATTATTGATGAGACCATCTAGCACTCTTTCCAGTAATATTTCGCCATCAGCCATACGTCTCGCGCCATTATGGATGGTCAATATAATACTGTGCACGATTCATCCTCACTCATTACCAATACCCCAAACGTCGATAATTTTGGTATCAAAAAATGATAATCCATTATATCTCAAATCATAGTGCATTACAACTGCTACGTCAGAACAATCGACACATGCCTGTGGGCTTTTGCATGCTGTCACTTCATCATCTAAATTTTCGTATGTTTCCAAAAGTGGGTCGAATGTATAAACTTGCTTCCCAAGTTTTTTGAGGTCCTTTATCAATCGAACGGACGGTGACCCAATCGTAACTGGTGAATTTGGTTTAAACGACAATCCCAAAATTCCTATGCGCTCAAATCTCGATGCTTTCTTCAAGATGTCTTGGTAAACCATTTCATTAACTTCATCGGCAAATATTAAATTTTTCGCTTGATAACCACGGTCTTGGGCAAATCTTATAAAGGCCCATGTATCACGTGGGAAGCATGTTCCGCCATATGGCGCTCCCGATCGAAAGAAAAACGGAGAAATTCTACGATCATTTCCAATTGCTTCGGTAATATTATGAATATCAACATTTTCTAAATCATCGCATAACCGGCCAAGAAAATTTGCAAATGTAATTTTGCTAACAATAAAAGCGTTTAATCCCACTTTCGCAATCTCTGCTTCTTCAAGTGTCAACTTGTAGTTTGGAGGATCATTTTCATGTAAGCCTTCAAAAATCTCTTTTGTTACGTTATAATCATAATCACAATTCGCACCTATCAAGAAAAATTCTGGATTTCTAAAATCTTGAATAACAGCGCCTAACCGCACAAAATCTGGAACGTATGAGAAACCGAAACCTTCTTTATACTTTCTTTTAGAAATTTTCTCTACTAGAGGAATTAGCTTTGTCTTGATTGTACTGGGTAATATTGTAGAAGACAGTACGATTGTATGATACGGCTTATCGCTCATTCGAAGATTTAAAGCAATATCGGAAAGTGCGGACTCCACAAAGTCAGATGCATATCCATCATCGCCCAATTGTGTGTTCACTAAAATTATTGTCGCATTTGTCTCATTGATTGCTCGAAAATATGAATCAGTAAAGCCTATTATATTTGGACTCACCTCAAGCAAAAGCTCTTCTAATCCAGGCTCAAAAAAAGGAAGCGTCTTACGATTTAATTTGTCTAATACATGTTCATTTTTATCAACACACAGCACTCTGTTTTTTGACTTGGCAAGACAGCATGCCAAGGGTAGCCCTAGCTTCCCAAGACCTATAAAAGAAATATCCACTATGTGCTCCGCTCTATTATATTCAAAATGTTATCCACATGAACCAATGATCCAATAGTGATTCTAACACAATTTTCTAAATTTGTTATATAGCTGCGATCACGAACTACAATCTTGTTTTGTGTCATGGTGTCAATAAAAGAAGAAACATCTGGTACTCGAAGTAAAACAAAATTCGCTTCACTTTCTAAGGCATAAAAACCTGGAAACCTGTTTACTCCTTCGATGAACGCTCTTTTTGATTCCTTTATTTCACTAACACGAGCATGGAGATATGATAAGTCCTCCAAACAAGCTATACCAGCCACTTGAGAAAGTGCATTAACGCTCTTCCCATTTTTAATTTTTCTTAACAAGAACAAAGAAGAAGGATGTCCAAGCACATACCCTAACCTAAGGGCTGCTAAGCCGAATGCCTTAGAAAACGTTCTTATTACTAAAAGATTTTCATGCTCTAAAACCAAGTCTGAACATGAAATACCTGAATATTCGTAATACGCTTCGTCTACTACAAACAAAGTCTCTCTATATTTTTCCACTAATGAAGTAATCACGGAAAGTGAAATCGTCTTTCCAGTGGGATTGTTGGGAGTTACAAGATACACCACGTCGTAATTTGCACAGTGACTAAAGTCATAAACATGATTGCCTAAAGGGTCTTCGATTTGTACCTGCGTATAATGCTCTGTATTGAGAACAATAAAGGTATCCACCTGAGTGTATGAGGGTTGATAGGATAGGACCCGTGTTTCTTCATCTACGAAAACCGCAAAAATATCCCTTAGTGCAGCGTCAGACCCATTATAGGCCTCAATATGACTTGTGGGTAAATTCACATAAAGAGAAAGTTCTTCCTTTAAACGCTTATTTGAAATATCCGGATATTTTTCCATCTTGCCACTTTTCATGAACTCTTCAATAGCATTACGAACATGAGGAGTTGGAGGAAATGCAGATTCATTCCAATCAAAGCATTCCCACCCAACGGGTAATTCAAATCGTTTTCCGACGTTGTAGGGCTCTAAAGACATCACCCGCTTTTTAGCTTTCACACTCATTGAATATGCACCTGATTTTGCCAGTATCGTGGCTTCTTTTGATTTTCTCGACTACTTGAACACTAATATCTAAATTTCCTAATCTCTGTTTTAAGCCTGTTGTTATTTCTAATATCGTTTCCTCTGTGTAGTGTTCATTGGGCACTAAAAGAAATTCGATTGTTTCCCTGGTCTTCTGAATAATCTGGAACATTTTTACACCGTCAATCTTGTACATCATCGTATAAAAATTAACACCAGGAAGGCGGGCACCATTTTTTGAAACAAGAATATCGTCACATCTTCCATCGATATCTAACATACGATAGGGGGCCCCATCCGGGTTCAGTATCCCCACATCACTTGTGCGATATCGAATAAAAGGCATATAGTAATTTAAAAATCCTGTACCTACAATAACATTTTGACCTTCGGTATTATCAAATTCAGTAATGCCATACTCAAAATTTTCGATATAAGCAGTCGAATGCGACGTCTGATGGTGCAATACAACTTTTTCCTGCATACCATAATGAGCCTTTGGAATTATCCCAAAAACTTCTTCGATTTTGTCTTTCCATTTATCCAGCATTTTTTCTGATGCTACATGGATTGCCTCTATACCGGCCGGATATAAGCCTGATTCTTCGCACATACATGCAAAAATATAGATGCTTGACGGGTAGCCAACTAAAGTGTGATATTTCTTTCGATTAATCTCTGTGACATAATCCTTGATGGTATCAGAATTGATATTGTAAGCAGACATGTATAGGCGCCTGAGCTCATGATCGTAATACCAAAGCGGAGAGTTATTGTTCTTAGGAACGTACCTTCGTATCCACACACTGGGCTTATCGTACATCGTCGCACCGTGGGAGCGAAAAGCCCTTAAAATAAACGCGGCTTCTTTTTTATAAAGATCGTCAGTGCCATAGAATACTAACTTCTTTCCTGTTGAGCCGCTTGTTCTAAACTCGACCGGGCGATCATTCATGTTTGTTGCGATTAGATCTTGAATATTGTCTCTAATAATTTCTTTAGTAAGATACGGCAGCAAATGAAGGTCTTCGATGGTTCGAAACGAATCAATAGTAAGACCCCTTTCATTCATTAAACGCCTATAATATGGAACGTTCTTATACACATGAGAAATGAGTAGCTTAAATTGGACGTGTTGATAATCTAGAAGTCTCTGCAAAGTCCATGACTCAGACTCGCATAAGAACTTGTAAGTCTTATCGAAAGCGCTTCCGTATCGTCTCTCAAAAGGAACTAAACCATAATAGGTCTTTTTGAAAAGTGGTATGTGCCTATTCGAAGCTGCTATCTCGGCGGCCACTAAAAAAACTCCTCTGAATTTATTGCCTTGTCATCAATAAAATAGTCGGCAGCAAATTTTACGCCCGTTCTTAACTGATGGAATTTCAGGCCCCACGACGTTAATTGCTCATGGGTCTGGATATACCAATTAACCTTGGAAAACGAGCCACGAGCTGTCTCTATAATGATTGTGTGACCTTGTTGAAACAGCTCATTTACTCTCTCTATTCTGTCGAGATGTGGCTTAGAGTCTAAATACCCCCACGCTGTATCATCAGCGTTTCGCTTCGTGTCGCATAGCGTATTATCCAAATCAAACACATATGTCTTTTTATCACTACTCATTCTTCTGCTCTCCACTCCCCACGATTATTCCAATGGGAAAATATCCCAGATGTCCCAATACTAGACCCGCCATTTGCGTACTTGTGACCCTTTTTGTGCATATTAACGTTAAACCCCACGTATCCTCTATGCTTAGAAGATGTTTGGATATTATATTTTACTTGTAAAAGTGACAAAATACTTTGATCATGACGATGATCTATAAACTCATCAAAATTAGAGACGCCGAGCTGGTTTGGAATATCTGTTAGTATTCTCTCATCCTTACAATATTCTAGCCACTCCCGAATAAAAGCAATATTACTTGTAGTTTTCTTTGCTGCAAAGAAACCCGCCTCGACTTGAATAGCGTTATAATATTTTTCTTCTTCACAATCCATTAAAATAAAGGTGTCTCTTTTCGTCATTTGACGATTTTTGTTTCCGCCCAACGTAATTAATAAATCGTTATTTTTCATCCATTTTTTTACATAATCCGAAATACCCTTGTTGGGCACATCACCCACGTCCATATAAACAACAATCTGGTTTTCTTTTGCTTTCTCTAAAACGTCTAAAATAATAAACGGTTTCCATAGCATATACCCAGCTAAGCGCTCTCTATCTAAAATGGACTTATTTTCTTTATAAAATTCTGTCGTCACAAGCCATTCCCTTGTGTAGTCACAAACGTAATCGAATATACCGTTTTCAATCACATGGTTCACCATGTTTCTTTGATGATGCTCATAATTTTCATCAGCGTAATTGCAATATATCGTTTCAAATTCCATATTACTCATTCTTTATGGCAAAACAACCATATTCTAGTGTATGCTCTAAATTCCCAACAACGACTGGTCTTATAATTTCAAAGCCCAAATTCTTGATATAGCTCTCTAAATCTTCAGGATTATGAGTTATGTCTATATGACCAACATCCCCACCATCGAGGTGTGCTATTTCAGTCCACAATAACAAATAACAACCCTTTTTAGCATACCGACCAATATTGTCTAAAATTGCCCAGGGATTCTTGGTGTGATCAAGACAATTTCTAGTATAAATGCACCCATCAATTCTATCTTCGAGCTCAGATATAAATTCTTCGGCACAAACTGGATACTCGATTACATCCTTGTACCAGGAGTCGCGGCCTTGGAGCGCTTTCTCAAGGAAAGGATTAATCTTCGGTAACAACGGCTCAATATGTATACGAGTCTTTATAAAGCTCCATCTAGCCACTGTTCCAAAACAAGACCCCCCAATTTCCAACAAAGTCTTATCCTGAATTTCTTTTGCAAATTTTAACCAAACATCTTCATCATTAAGAAAAAATTGATTTAGGTTGGCCATTTCACCCGATTCACCGCACCAATATTCTGTATCATTCCTCTCCTCGACCCAATGATTCAAAGTAGGAAGAGCATGTCCTACCCAGTCAACTGTCGCAGCCCATTCGTATTCTTGAGCCGCGGCATGACGAGTCTCAGTCATTACAGACATATCGACGTTTTTATTCGTACTGGTATCTTTTTCGTCTATATTGGTGTCGTCACTTTCGAAAATCCACCCAATTTGATAATCTTCAAAAAGTAGATCTGCTTTTATATCACTCATAAAGTTCTTGACGTACAAGCTCTTGCACATCTTTCCTCCCGTAAAGAGCGGATCATGAGAATCGATAATGACTATGGACTCAGGTCTTAAATTTTTCATAGCAGCACAAAGCTCTTTCATACATTGAGACATAGAAGGATACGGATTTTCAGGATCAAAATCAATGGTGTCCAAATAAAGAAGGTCCACCTTGTCGGCTTCTGGCATTGACCAAAGCATCTCCACGGAGTCTTGATGGTATAATACTGTTTTCTGTGAAGTAATAGAGGTGGAATACCGACAATTTTTTTCATTGATATCAACGGATAATACTTCACCATCATAATGATTCACAAACTTATCAAAAATGTAAGTACAGCATCCGTCACCGCCAAAGCACAAATGGCCATGGTCTGCTCTAGCAGTACCCGTTTCTACAATGCGAAAAAAATCTTGGCCATTCTTACTTCTTTCGTCCAGAATTTCGAATACCTTTAA